ACTAGAATTGATGATGCTGACAAGTCAACTAATACCCTTGATGTGCCTTTTCGCTTTTATCCTTGCTTGGCGGCTGGCCTTGCATACTACATGTCAATAAAGCGTGCGCCTGATAGAATACAAATGTTGAAGGCATCATACGAAGAAGAGCTAGATAGGGCGCTGTCAGAGGACAGAGATAGAGCTTCATTTAATGTTGCGCCAAACCTAAGTTTTTATAGGATTTCGTAATGGCTAAATATGCGGCTGGGAAATACGCTTACGGCATATCTGACCGCTCTGGGTTTCGTTATAAGTTAAGCGACATGGTAAAAGAGTGGAATGGCTTTATGGTGGGGAAGGATGAATATGAGCCAAAACACCCTCAACTTCAGCCACATCGTCAAAGTACAGACGCAGAGGCTATTAGGAATGCCAGGCCAGACAGAGTAGAGCCTGCTGTAGAGGTTCTTTTAAACAACAACCCGTTCAAGTCTGGCAATGCTGGTGTAGCGGTGGTAACTGTTATTCAGCCATCTCATGGAAGAGCTAGTGGCGATATTGTAAGGTTTAGAAAGACTGTTGGCTTTGATGGTTTTACAAGCGGAGTTTTAGAAAATGCAAGCGGTTACTCAATTACTGTTGTGGATGAAAACACATATACTTTCACGGCATCAAGTGGAACAGCAACCTCCGGCAATAAAAGAGGCGGCGGTAACAATGCGACCGCTGGCCCAGTCACGTTGGAGAATTAAATGAGCTTCACTTACGAACAATTAAAGACAGCTATACAAGATTTTGCGGAAAACACAGAAACATCTTTTGTGACCAACATTCCTGTATTTATTCGTGCCTGTGAGGACCGTATATTTAGCGTTACAGACTTAGAGTTATTTAGAAAAAACGCAACAGCTACGCTATCTCAAGACGACCCGTATCTTTCAGTCCCTAGCGATTATTTGGCTTCCTTTTCTTTGCAAATTACAACAGCAAACAAAAAGGATTTCTTACTTCAAAAAGATGTAAACTTTGTTCAAGAATATAGTAATGATACAGGAGCAAGCGGAACGCCAAAGTATTACGCTGTCTTTGATGTTGATAATTTTATATTGTCTCCTACTCCAGACTCTGCTCTTACCACAGAGTTACATTATTATTATCGTCCCGCCAGTATAGTAGACACTACAATTGGGCTCAGTCTTGGGACAGTTACAGGTACTTTTTCTGCCGGAGAGTACGTTCAAGGAACCACTAGCAACACGGTGGGTCAAATTTCATCTATAACAGGTGGAAACATTCTTAACATAATACCTAAAACAATATCAGGAACAGGATTTCTTGCGGCAAATGTTGGGTCTGGCTCTTCTTATGGAGTTACCGAGGTGGTTTCTGGACTAACCAGCGGAGCATCTGCAACCACCTCGCAAGTAATTGCTGGTAAAACATGGTTAAGCGATAACGCTCCAAATGCCCTTCTTTACGGTTCACTTGTAGAAGCGTATACTTACATGAAAGGTGAGCAAGATATGATGCAACTGTACGAACAGAGGTTCGTGCAGGAAATTCAGCGTCTAAAGGACTTGGCGGAAGCTAGAGAGAACACAGACGCATACAGACAAGGACTACCATCCAGGCCAAGGACTTAGGAGTTAAATTATGGCAACAAGTAACGCAGCAACCACTTACTTAGAAAACAAGATACTCAGCTTGATTTTCAAGAACAACGCCGGAAGCTTTTCTAGCCCAGGCGATAGTATTTATATCGGTTTAGCTACAGCAGTAGCAGACGCTGAAGCTGGAACTCTAACAGAAGCCACTTTTGGTGCTTATGCTAGACAGCAGGTCACAGCATCTGCTTGGACTGTTCCATCAGTTAGCACAGATACTCAGACAGCAACTAACTCAGCTAATATTGAGTACGCGGCTTCTACCGGAACCAGCAACACAATTACACATGCCTTTGTTGCGGACGCCGCTACAAGCGGCAACATCCTATTTATTGGAGCGTTAGACGCTAATAAGACAATAGGGACTGGAGACATCTTCCGTATTAACGCTGGCAACTTATCAATTGAGTTAAGATAATGGCTCTTGCTCTTAAAGACCGTGTAAAAGAAACCTCTACCACTACCGGCACAGGCACCTATACGCTTGCCGGAGCGGTGACTGGTTTTGAAAGCTTTGGTCAAGTGGGTGATGGAAACACTACCTATTATACTTGTACAGATGGCACGGACTTTGAGACAGGTGTTGGAACTTACACTTCAAGTGGTACGACCTTGGCCCGTACCACCATTTTGCAGTCTAGCAACAGTGACAGCGCTGTAAGTTGGGGGGCAGGCACTAAAACTTTGTTTGTCACTCTGCCAGCAGAGAAGATGATTTTCAATGACGCCAGTGGTGTTCCGGTGAACTTCACCGACAACAGCTTGGCATTTGCAATTGCATTGGGGTAAGAGATGGCAAACGCATTTAAGACATTTACAGATACGGGAGTGGGAACAGGCAACGCTGATGTTTACACTTGCCCCGCCTCAACAGAGACAACAATCATTGGCCTCAATGTAGCCAACATACTCACTGTTTCAGTCACCGTTTCTGTCCAATTGATTAATAATGACGGGGACAATGTTCACATTGTAAAAGACGCAATCGTGCCTGTTGGGTCATCTTTGGTGGCTGCAGGTGGAGACCAAAAGATTGTGATGAATGCCTCTGACATCTTGAGAATAACAGCAAGTCAAGCATCAGCGGCAGACGTTACGCTGTCTGTACTGGAGATTACATAATGGCGCTGTCTACTGTTGACACAAATCAACTTAAAACTTCTTCTGTAACGTCAGCTAAACTTGAAACTTCTTCTGTAACGTCAGCCAAGCTAGACGCAATCCTTTCAGCTTTAGTTTTGCCAGCGGCGTATGGTGCTGGTTCTGGTGGAACGGAAGCTACATATACAGCTAACGGTAAGAATTATAAGTCACACACTTTTCTAGCTAACGGCACATTCACTGTAACAACTGCTGGCTTCTTTGATATTATGATGGTTGCTGGTGGTGGTGCTGGTTCGGGATGGCATGGAGGCGGTGGCGGCGCAGGGAACGTAGTCATCATCAACGATACTATTACTGCTGGTTCTTACTCTTTAGTCGTTGGAGGTGGTGGCAATGGAATTGGCGCGCAAAGAGGCGAAAACGGCTCAGATACAACTGGCTTTGGTGAATCCGCTTTCGGTGGAGGAGGCGGTGGAGCATATAATATTGTGGCTGGCGGTGCTGGGGGTTCTGGCGGTGCAGGTAGCGCACTGAGTAATGGCAAACATACTCAAGGTGGTGCTGGTTGTTCTGGAAAGCTAGGCACAAGAGAAGGTTTCCGTTATGGAAATGCCGCTGGTAACGGATGGTATATTAACCATATGGGCGGTGGTGGTGGCGGTGCTGGCGAAAAAGGTGAAGAAGGTAATAATTCTTCTCACGCTGGACATGGCGGCGATGGTATTCTTAACGCATTTCGCACAGGCAGTGATGTCTATTACGGCGGTGGAGGCGGTGGTGGTGCTTGGTTAAATGCTACATCTGCTATCGGACTAGGTGGCGCTGGTGGTGGCGGGAACGGTAACTACAATAACGCATCTACCATGACTGCCGGTGCCGCAAATACAGGCGGTGGCGGCGGAGGCTTCGGCGGAAACAACAGCCAAGCTGGTGGTGCTGGTGGTTCTGGTATAATCGTAATTAGGTATGAGGTGTAATCATGTCTTATATAGGAAATGAGCCATCCCAAACACTAGCAAGCCCAACCAGTCAGTATTTTAATGGTACTGGCTCACAGACTGTGTTCACTCTGAACCGCCTTGTTAATGTATCCGAAGACCTTGAGGTGTTTGTTAATAACATTCAGCAGGAGCCGGGTGTTGGTAAGTCTTACACAGCCACAGGCTCAACTCTGACATTTGATGCCGCGCCCTCCGCTGGGACAAACAATGTATATGTGGTTTATCGTGGGCTGGCAGAGGTTACAACACGACTAGAGATGGACCCTAATAGCGCTATCTCTGCTACGACAGGGACGTTTACGGGCGATTTAACTGTAGACACCGATACGCTGTATGTAGACAGCGCAAACAACAGCGTAGGGATTGGTACTACTTCTCCTAACAGCCACCTGACAACCCAAACCACATCAACCAGTACATCAGTTTTTGATTTTGGAGTTCAGGTTAATAATTCGTTTGCTTCAAACGACAGCATTGCCGCAATAGGTTTTCATAATCGTGCAGATGTAAATGCGACTGGTGTGGGGTCTGCGATTGCTTTTGTCGGCGGCGGTACAAGCGGCGGTTCTGGAAACATCACCTTTAACATTAAAAACAACAGCGATATTAGCAATGTTGTGGATGTTGCTGATGAGAAAATGCGTATCGACAGTCTAGGCCGTGTCACGATGCCCGGTCAGCCAGCGTTTCGTGCATTTGGCAATACTCAAGGTGCCATAGCTAGCGGAGAGTTTACAGGATATACCTCAACTAATTTTAACATTGGCAATCATTTCAGCACATCATCAGGAAGATTCACTGCTCCTGTAGCGGGGGTTTATTTCTTTAGATGTGATTTTAGGTCTAACCAAAGTCAGGGTTCAGGTAATATGTTTATAGATATAAGTATAAATTCTGGTAACACTGTATGTAGGCATGAAGAAGTTGGTAATTCATTTAATGCTTTGCACCAAACACTAGCAGGGCTTTGGTATATGAGTGCTGGAGATTATGCCTCGATTCTGGTTGGCGGCGGTGGGTCAAACTTCAATCCCGACAACTCGCCCACAGATTCGTTTGCAGGGTTTTTAGTAAGTTAATAGGAGTAATCAAATGCCACATATAACAGTTATTGTTACAGACGCTGAACTAAAGTGCATGGAGTACGCGACACTAAACCCTCAAGACTGGGCTGATAATGCTATAACAAACCGTGCGCGCATAGCTGGGGATGAAATCGTTGCGGCGTTAGTGGCGCATTGCAACACTAACGAGATTGACATTGCAACAGGCAAGG